CACTACTATTTAACATAAATATAGTTATAGGAGCAATCAATGGCAACAATTAAATGTAAAGGTCTGACAGGCGTAGAATTTGATCTCACTGTCACAATGGGCACAACCACAATGAATGGACTTACAGCACTTGCACAGGCTGTTGAAGGGCAAGAAATTGTTACAGCAATGTACGCAGAAATAATTGCCCTTAAAGACAAAACAATAAATCAAACAAACGATGGTGCTAAAACACTTACAGCCGCAGGTTTAGTTGACGGTGATAGAGTTTATTGTATTCCTAGATACTCAGGTGCCAACGGTTTCAAAAGACAGAGACAAGAAGAAAAATTAAGAATTGCTGTGAGCAAACGCAAAGGACTAGCGGCCGCAGATACTAATGCAACATATTACAGAGCATTAAACACAAAAACTAAAAACAATCTTCCTACACTATATACTGCCAGTAATAACGATACAAACACGTTAGTTGATAATGCTAACTCAGGTGGACTTGTAACAGGTCGTCCTTGGACATAATAGTACCTAACCAATAAATACACACATAATAAAAGAGGAGCGAGATTATGAACACCAACGAGTATGACGTTAAGGTCATTAAAGTCGTTGACGGCGACACCGTTGACGTTGATATTGATTTAGGTTTTGGTGTAATGCTTAAAGATGAAAGAGTACGCATCATGGGCATTGACACACCTGAAAGCAGAACAAGAGACAAAGTA